ATGAGCAGGGCAATTCATAGACTTAGCGACACTCTTTTACGAAAATTAAGCGGATCACCAACCACAAAAAGCACCTTTTTTAATGATGGTGGCAATCTTAGCGTAAGGCATTCAATCAATGGCCTGTTAACCTGGTATTTCACTTACAGGGCCGGAACTGGTAGGCAGATATCACCGGAACGTCTGAGGCTGGGCAATTATCCCGATCTGAGCCTGAAAGCTGCCAGGGAAAAAGCGGCACAGTGTCGCGCCTGGCTGGCTGAGGGGAAAAATCCGCGCTATGAACTTAATCATGCTGTACAGGACGCGTTAGCCCCCGTGACGGTTAAGGAAGCGCTCACTTACTGGCTTGAATCGTACGCAAAGGAAAAGCGCACTGACTACGAATCACTGAAAAGCCGGATCAATAAACACATAATTAGCCAGATTGGCGCTATGCCACTGGAAAAATGCGAGCTACGCCACTGGCTGGCCTGTTTTGACCAGCTTGCTAAGCGTAATCCGGTATCAGCCGGATTTTTGCTACAGGTATGCAAACAGGCGCTTAAGTACTGCCGAAAACGACGATACGCAATCAGCAACGTTCTTGATGATATGGTCGTAGGTGATGTGGGGAAAAAAGCAGAAATAAGTGAGCGTGTACTGACAAACAAAGAGCTTGGAGAACTACTCCGCGCACTGGATGAAAAAATCTTCCCGCCGTACTACAGCGCCCTAATTCGCCTCCTGATTGTTTTTGGATGCCGTACCACTGAGCTAAGGCGCTCTGAGGTGCAGGAGTGGGATTTTAAGGAAATGCTCTGGACAGTACCGAAGGAGCACAGCAAAACGAAGGTCGCCATATTCAGACCAATACCGGAAAGCATTCTGCCGTTCGTCACGCAGCTGGTGGAGAAGAACAGGCACACGGGCTTATTGCTTGGAGAACTGAAAGGGCAATCATCCGTAGCAGAGTACGGAAGAACAGCGCACAGACGAATTAATCAAGCCCCCTGGACGTTACACGATATCCGGCACACATTTACAACCATGCTGAACGATTTAGGCGTGGATCCGCATATTGTCGAGCAGCTTACAGCCCACCAGATGCCAGGGATGCAACGCGTCTATAACCACTCCCGTTATCTTGATGCAAAACGTGATGCTCTTAATCTATGGGTAGACCGTCTCGAGCTTCTCCAGAACAATGATGAAAAAGTCGTTGTTATGACCCCACGAATTTACACCCAAAATTCTTGACAAATTACGGCTGTTTTTTCTTTAAGAGATTACAGCCGTGAATAAAACGCTAAATATCGGTCAAGTTCGTTAATTTTTTATTTTTCAACCATCGAAAAAATTGAAATGCACCCTACTAAACCCTTATTAGCTATTTCTTGATTGTTCCAATACCTGATGGTTTATCTGTTTGTTTTTAATGAGATAATTCAAGCGTAATGCCAAATGACGACATTTTTTGTTGCGTCGCTTAAAAACTCGTGACACGATTTTAAACACTAACGAGCTTCTACGAACCTTAGCGAACAAAGCCTTTAGCAAGGTTGTGTTTTTAATTTAAGAGGTGAAAAAGAATCTAAGTAATATCCGATCTCATATATCTACAGCTAAGAGAAAAGTTTATATACGTAATTTTTATGTAGGTTTTTGTATGCGTGAAATAAATGAAGATCGCGTAATCCGTGAGGATGAATGTCGTAAGTTAACTGGAGTGTGTCGCACTACACGCTACGAACTGGAGAAAAAAGGATGCTTTCCGTCACGTCTTAATCTGGGCGGTCGTTCTGTTGGTTGGCTGCTGTCCGAGGTTATGGAATGGGTTAAAAGCCGGGATCGCATTAATTCAGGTAAGGCAGCGTAAAGGGGGAGTATATGGCACATAAAACAAAGGCGACCGGGGGCGGTCGCCAATGGGAAAACACTAAACATAAGCACGGGGATGATAGCCGCTATCAGGCTGGTGGGCAATGCAATCAGTCTGGTTCAGTTCGTTGCCATACCTGCAATGAGCGCTTTTCCCTGTACTCTTTAAGGAATTGCTCAAGGGCAAAAGCACATGACGCGAATCTTTCTGATTCATGCTCTATCTTTCTGCGCCGTCTTTTCCGTGCCGGTGATAATGTTTTGGTCAATTCTTTATCGGTCATTGTGTTGTCCTGCATAGCAATGCGCCGTAATACCTTACACCACGGCGCTGGTGATGGTTACTCCTGCTCTTTGGCTTTGCGGCGCTGGCGGCGTTTGATCTCGCCTTTTGCGGCAGTAACTAAAAAACCAGCGGTACTTTCGCCAGGTTCTTTAAGTTGCTCAATATCATCCATTACTTCATGTGGGATTCTGACAGTTGTCATTTGTGATTTTGCGTTCTTTGCACCAGTTGCCATTTCTGGATCTCCTAAAAATTGGTGTATGTCAGTATACGCAAAAAAAATGATAAAAAAAGGCTTGAAGTGTATTTCACCAGTGAGTAAATTAAAAAGCAAAGGTGAAATACACCTGAAAGAGCAACGCCCCGCAGTGCTCGCAACACATGCAGGGCGTCTAACCACCAACGATAGAAAGAGTATCGAGGTAGCTATGAGAAATCATACCACACACCCGCAAGGGCGGGACTCGCACAACCTGAATAAATATATCTGGCGTTTTATCGCCCTGAGCACGGCACAACCGCGCGTGATTACCATTGAGGCCACCAGCGAACAGGAAGCACGCCAGCAATCCCCGGCTGGCTGCGTGATGGTATTCGCCGCCCGTATTCGTCAGGGGGTGAGTCATGCATAAAATACCCTTTGATGTTCTTGTTCATTCTGAAAACGCATTAATCCGCGCAAAGGAAATGGACGCATTACTACTTAAGTTAATTGATGTGCCGGAAAGTGGCGATGAATCTGATTCAATGATGTTTTCTGCCGTGCGTACGCTATTAACGCCTGTTATTAATGAATTAAATACAGTGATGGCAATTCACGAGAATAATAAAGCGCAGCACACCGGAGAATAAAAAACATGAAAAATAAAAATTCTGGCGTTACTGCCAGCGGCCCCGCTCGTCCTGAATTTATGAACGGCGATATTTACCGCGATAAATATGGCGGCATGGTAACGATTAAAGGCGTGGCAGAACGGCGCATCACCTACCGCCGTGAAGGCTACGAATATGATTGCGTGATGCCTGTTTATCAGTTTCGGCGTGATTTTTCTCTGGTACAGGCAGCGCCCCGCAGTAAACCAACCAGCAGGGAGAAAGCACGCGCCAATATTCAGGAAATAAAAAAGATGCTTAACGTATTCAGGGGTAAAAAATGAAACTGGCACCGAACGTAAAAAAACAGCCACGCGGAATAAAACACAAAGACACAGAGGTAATTATTTTCGCGGGTAGTGATGCCTGGTCGCACGCGAAACAATGGCAGGAGCAGGATGGCCCCGCATCCGGCGATAATGTGCCGCCTGTGTGGCTTGGGCCAAATCAGCTTGCCGAACTTGATGCGCTGAAAATTGTTCCGGATGGGAAAAAACGCGTAAGGCTGTACCAGGCCGGAGAACTGGATTTAGTGGAGACCAAAAAGATCGGTCAGAAGCTGGCGGCGGCAGATATTCAGGATGCGAATTTTTACCCCGAAGGGGTGCACGGACAGAAATGTGAGAACTGGCGGCGCTATCTGAATGCTGAGCGTGAAAATATTGCCGCAGGGATCACCATGCCGGAACAGAAAAAATCACAACTTTCACAGATGGCAGACAGTGAACGGGCACAGCTTCTTGCTTCCCGCTTTGATGGTGTCTGCGTCCATGCAGAAAGTGAAATCGTTCACGTATGGCGTGACGGGGTATGGTGTCCGGTCAGCACAATGGAACTGAGCCGCGAAATGGTGGCGGTTTATTCAGAACACGGGGCCACGTTCAGCAAGCGTGCAATTAATAACGCCGTTGAAGCGTTAAAAGTTATTGCTCAGCCAATGGGGGAGCCGTCCGGTGATTTGCTGCCGTTTGCCAATGGTGCGCTTGACCTGAGAACAGGGGAATTTTCCTCTCACCAGCCGGATAACTGGATCACCACACACAACGGCATTGAGTACACGCCGCCAGTACCAGGTGAGAATATCCGCGACAACGCGCCAAACTTTCATAAATGGCTTGATCACGCTGCCGGAAAAGACCCGGGCAAGATGATGCGCATATGTGCCGCGCTATACATGATTATGGCGAACCGGTACGACTGGCAGATGTTTATTGAGGCCACCGGAGACGGCGGGAGCGGCAAGAGCACTTTCACGCACATAGCCAGCCTTCTGGCAGGGAAACAGAACACCGTAAGCGCTGAGATGACATCACTCGATGATGCTGGTGGGCGTGCGCAGGTTGTCGGAAGTCGGCTTATTGTCCTGGCAGACCAGCCGAAATATACAGGCGAAGGCACGGGCATCAAGAAAATCACGGGCGGCGACCCTGTGGAGATTAACCCGAAATATGAAAAGCGATTCACGACCATAATCAGGGCTGTGGTACTGGCGACCAACAACAACCCGATGATATTCACGGAACGGGCCGGAGGCGTGTCACGTCGTCGCGTGATTTTCCGTTTCGACAATATCGTCAGTGAGGCCGAAAAAGACAGAGAACTACCGGAAAAAATCGCGGCTGAAATCCCCGTCATTATCCGCCGCTTGCTGGCGAACTTTGCCAATCCTGAAAAGGCACGGGCTTTACTGATTGAGCAGCGTGACGGTGATGAAGCACTGGCAATAAAGCAACAGACGGATCCGGTTATTGAATTTTGCCAGTTCCTTAACTTTCTGGAAGAAGCACGCGGCCTGATGATGGGCGGCGGCGGTGACTCTTCCAGGTACACGACCAGAAACAGCCTTTACCGCGTCTATCTGGCGTTTATGGCGTATGTCGGCAGGAACAAGCCGCTGAACGTGGCTGAGTTCAGCAAAGCTATGAAGCCAGCGGCGAAAGTTTACGGACATGAATATATAACGCGCAGGATTAAAGGGATTACGCAAACCAACGTGACAACAACAGACGACTGCGACGCGTTTTTATAATTTTAGACAAAAGCCCTCTACCTCTTCTACCTTAAGAAAATAATTGCATATATTTCATATGGATAGTTTTGGTAGATGGCAGGTAGAAGGCACTTAAAAGCCCTCTACACCCTCTACCATAATTCAGGGCATTTGTGAGGGGGTGGTAGATGACAGGTAGAGGGCCAAAAAAGCCCTCTACCCCGCTGGAAACCGCGCCATTACTGACCTGAAAGATGATTAGGTAGAGAGGTAGAGGAGGTGCACCACAACCCAAAACTTTTTAAACACGAGGGTAAAAATAAAAATGCACACTACAGAAAAACTTAACAATCAGAAGAAACCACACTACCGCGCTATTGACCTTACAGAGCACTGGCTGAGAGTGGCGATAAAAATCATCGACCGCAACACGGGGGAAGGATATGCGAAAGCACATCCTGAACTAATAAGCGCATTCATGACCACAGCGGCGGCAAACTTTGCCACGCTGACAGAACGGGAGATTGCCGAAGCGGAACAGGTAACAACCATCAACGTTAAAACCGGAGAGGTGGAATCATGACAGCACAGATAGCCGCTTACGGGCGGCTGGTGGCTGACCCGCAGTTAAAGACCACCAGCAAGGGCACACAAATGGCTATGGCAAGCATGGCGGTCCCCCTGCCGTGCAATCAGGCAGATGACGGACAGGCGACGATGTGGTTATCCGTCCTGGCGTTTGGCAGACAGGCCGACGCACTGGCAAAACACCACAAAGGCGAGCTGGTGAGCGTGGCGGGTAACATGCAGGTAAGCCAGTGGACAGGCCAGAACGGCGAAACGCGGCAGGGCTGGCAGGTTATTGCAGACAGCGTAATCAGTGCCAGAACGGCGCGACCTGGTGGGAGCCGACGCAAGACCACAGGCACACAGGGTAATCAGCCACCAGCGGGAGGCGATGACCCTTACGGTGATGATATTCCGTTCTGAGAGGGTGACGATGGTACATGACCGCATAGCGGAAGAACTCGAGGCGAAAGGCTTTTACCGGAGAGCGTCGGCGCGATGGGGTGAAGTCATGCTACTGGTGGAGACAGACAAGGAACGGGAGCACATCACGATGCGACGGCTGGAATGTTGCAGAAAATCGACAAGGCCAGCACTCGGGCCGGACAATTTCAGCGATATTAAAAAAGCCGCTGATCGTGTTTATGCTGAAATGGGATTAGATAAATTAAAGGGGGAAACATGCCAGTAACCACAGAGGAAATTAAACGACACCGCGAATTATTCGGCCTTGAACATCCGGCCCACACGACAACGGAGCGTTATCGCCAGCACCTGGCGGCGGGGGCGATATTCTGGGTTGATCATCATGGTTTTTTACGCAGCACGCTTTCCGGTGAAATTCTGGCGGCTGGTCCTGAACAGATTGATGCGCTCATCGCATATCTGGAAAAGGTGAAGCCCCGCACAGTGCAATCAGTACCACCGGAAGACGTTAATTAATGGCCCAGCCCTGGTTTAACCAGGGCTTTTTTTGTCAGCTTTTGTAAATTATTTGTGCGTGGTTGTTCGTGGTTGTTCAGCGGCATGGCTGGCTTATTTTATCAGGCCCGAACCGTGGTTATTCTCGCCACTGTTGCCAGGACGCTGGGACCATTTTCCCGCCTGTTAATCTCATCAGCGTTAACAGGCGGGAAGCCTGCATCGGTGTGCATTTCTTTTTGTTCTCGTACCGTGAGTCTTGCCGCGTCCTGGTGTTTTCCTCTTTGCATCAGGACTTTTTTTTATGCCGAGAATTATCGAATTGCGCCAGCAGAAAACCGCCATCAAAAATCAGATGCGCGACATGCTGGAGAACGCGGAAAAAGAAAACCGCAGCCTTAACGACGCCGAGGGCGCAAAATTTGACGAATTACGCGCTAAAGCTGAATCCCTCGATAAAGACATTTCCCGCCTTGAAGCCGTTGCCGACGAAGAGCGCAGCAAGCCAGGTAAAGCCAGCCAGACCACTGACCCCGCAGAACTTCGCAACTACATCGTAACGGGTGACGTTCGCTCATTATCCACCACCACCAACGGCGGCAAGGACGGTGGTTATACCGTTATCCCTGAGCTTGATCGCGAGGTTATGCGGTTACTGAGTGATGAAAGCGTCATGCGAATGATTGCGACCGTGAAAACGGCGAAATCAAACGAATATCAGAAACTGGTTTCCACAGGTGGCGCGGCTGTAAATTATGGAACCGAGGGCAGCAAGCGTAACGAAACCAACACCCCGAAAGTTGAGCGCGTAAGCATCAAACTTAACCCGATCTATGCCTACCCGAAAACCACACAGGAAATTCTGGATTTTTCAGAGGTGGACGTACTGGGCTGGTTATCGTCTGAAATCGCCGATACGTTCGCCACGACCGAAGAAGATGATTTTGTAAATGGTAATGGTACTGGCAAGCCGAAAGGTTTCCTGAGTTACAACCGAGATCTAACCAACGACAAAACCCGCGCCTTTGGCACCATTGAAAAAATGGTAGCAGCAGCCGAAGCCGCCATTACAGCGGACGAACTGATCGACATCCTCTACAAGCTGAAAGCGAAATACCGTAAGAACGCCGTATGGGTGATGAACTCGAGCACAGCGGCAGCATTGCAGAAGCTGAAAAACCAGATCGGTGATTACGTATGGCGTGACAGCCTCAAAGAGGGCGCACCTGACACATTGCTGGGCCGTCCTGTTTATTACCTGGAAAGTATGCCGGACATCGGCAAAGGCAAAACGCCGCTGGCTGTCGGTGACTTTAAGCGCGGTTATTTCATCGTTGACCATGAAACGGGTATTCGTACCCGACCGGACAACATTACAGAGCCGGGTTTCTACAAGGTACACACGGACAAATACATCGGCGGCGGGGTTGTTGACTCCCGCGCGATAAAAGTCCTCGAGATGAAAAACGGCGGTTAACAGAAAAAGGGGCTAAAAAGCCCCTTTGGTGTTTTATGGGTGAAAAAAATATGAAAAAGAGCATGGAAATCCGGTCATCAGAAATCACCACCAGCGGAGCCAGTACGCTGACGGGTTACGTTGTTCGCTGGAATAACCTTTCTGATCTGCTATGGGGTGAGTTTTACGAAAAATTCCAGCGGGGGGCGTTCAGTGAGTGGCTGGCGGCGGGTAATGACGTTCGCGGCCTGTATGAGCACGACCACAGCATGTTACTGGGGCGTACCCGTTCCGGTACGCTGAAACTGGAAGAGGATGAAACAGGGTTACGCTTTGAACTGACCCCACCGGATACCAGTACAGGGCGGGACGTTATCGAACTGGTTAAGCGTGGTGATATCTCGGGGATGAGCTTTGGCTTTCGTTCCCGTAAGGATGTATGGGATACCACAACAGATCCATGCGTGCGCACCGTGCTGGTGGCGGAACTGTACGAAATTACCGTTACATCCGTACCGGCTTACCCTGATTCCGGCGTGGATCTGGCCCGCCGTTCCCTGTATGAGCAGCACCCCGAAAAAATGCCACGCGCGGATAATCGCCGCTGGTGGGCGGATTTAGCGGGGGTGTGATATGTGGCCTTTCAGACGAAAACAAGAGCATCGCAGCATGACGCTGGATGAATTTATGGCGCTGGCTGGCACATCGAACACGGGGGCGGGTGAGTACGTATCATCGGGGACAGCGGAATCACTCCCCGCCGTCATGAACGCCGTCACGGTCATCTCTGAGGCGGTGGCTACTATGCCATGCTACCTGTACCTGGTACGCAATGAGAAGGGGAAGGAGGCCCGCGAGTGGCTTGATTCTCATCCGGTCGATCATATCCTCAACGAGCGCCCGAACGCGTGGCAGACGCCCTATCAGTTTAAGCGAATGATGGTCCGCCACTGCCTGTTAAACGGTAATGCTTATGCGGTGATTCAGTGGGGGCGTGATGGTTTTCCGGTGGCTTTGCACCCTTACCCGCCGCAGTCGGTGAATGTTGAGCAGACAGGGGAACATAACTGGCGTTACCGCATCACTGACGCTTACAGCGGAAACACCCGCAACTATTTACCGTGGGAGGTTCTCCACCTTCGTTACTCCACGGATGACGGCTTTATGGGGCGCTCACCTGTGACCATCTGCCGCGAATCGCTGGGGCTTGGGCTGGCCCAACAGCGCCACGGCGCGAGCGTGATGCGTGATGGCATGATGGCAGCAGGGGTTATCACGTCAGGCGAATGGCTGGACGGCGTGAAGGGCAAACAGGCATTAGCCGCACTGGAACGCTACAAAGGAGCCAGAAACGCCGGAAAAACGCCCATTCTTGAAGGGGGTATGAGCTATCAGCGGCTTGGCATGAGTAACCAGGATGCTGAATGGCTGGCCTCCCGTCGCTTCACCATTGAAGACATCGCCCGAATGTTCAACGTCTCGCCGATTTTTCTGCAGGAATACAGCAACAGCACCTACAGCAATTTCAGCGAGGCAAGCCGCGCATTTCTCACCATGACGATGCGCCCGTGGCTGGCGAACTTTGAGCAGCAGATAAAAAATGCTTTGCTGGTGGCCTCGCCTGTACCTGGTATCCGGTATCAGGTGGAGTTTGACAGCGCGGACCTGTTACGGGCCACACCTGGCGAACGCTTTGCCACCTATGAACGCGGCATCAAGTCCGGCGTTATGTGCCCGAACGAAGCCCGCGAACGTGAGGGATTATCGCCGCGTGATGGTGGCGATGAGTTCAGCCAGGCCTGGAAACAGGAGATCGAAGTAAAGGATGATAAAGAGGGCAAATCATGAGAGCGGGGAGCATGAGGGATCGCATTGTCATCATGAGCGCGAAACTTTCCCGCCTCCCTTCCGGTGCAATGAAAAGCACATGGGAGGATGTTGCCACCGTATGGGCGGAGGTGAAAGGGATCAGCGGACGGGAACGCATGACCGCAGGTGCAGAAACGGCACAGGCAACCGTAAGAGTCTGGATCCGTTTTCGTGTGGATGTTACGGCATCCAGCCGGATACGGGTACTCACGGGGGCTTATTCCGGCAATGAGCTTGATATTGTTGGCCCCCCCGTTCCCGACGGTAAAAGGACTCGTCTGGAAATTCTTTGTAAAACAGGTGCGCCACGATGACAGCAGAATTAATCACCCTGGAAGAAGTGAAACTCCATTGCCGCATTGATGGCAATGAGGAAGACCAGTTAATCAGCGGATACATCGCCGCCGCGCTTGAGGTGTGCCAGAAACACATCGGCAGGCGCTTTGATGACGGGCTGGAGTTCACGCCAGCCATAAAGATTGGCTGCATGATGTACGTGTCGCAACTGTACGAATACAGGGCCACGGTCGGGGATGGAGACACAAAAGAAATCCCGCTGGCTGTAGGGATGCTCTGGTCGGTTTATCGTGATGTGGGGGTGTACTGATGCCGTGGCAACCATTAAGACGATGCACAGAACCAGGCTGTAACAGGCGCGTTAAATCCGGCAAGTGTGAGGAGCACAGGCGGGCGGCATGGCGTGCAGAGGATGCCAGACGAGGACACCGCCGCGCGCGTGGGTACTCCAGACAGTGGGACAAATACCGCGCCATGTATCTGAGTAAAAATCCGTTATGCGTGCGATGCCTTGAGAAGGGGATATATACGCCCGCCGTGGTGGTGGATCACATTATCCCGATTAATGGCGGTGATGATGTTCTCTTCTGGCCCGAATGGAACCATCAACCATTGTGTCAGGCGTGTCATAACCAGAAAACGAAATGGCTTGATCCGGCAACAAAAAGCAAGCGTGCCGCAGGTGGATTTCGTGAAGAGGAAGAACGGGCCGCTAACCGCAATAACTGGATGTATGACGCTGATGAATGAGCGGGAACAAAACCGCCTTATCCGTGGACTTATAAGGCAGCGTGACGCATGGAAGACACAGGAAACAGGGCATAAAGATAAAGCGTCAGGACGCGCAGAACGCATCACAGCGAAGCGATTAACCGACCGTGACCGCGAGGTTATGGAATGTTTCCGCAATCGCTGATGAGGCTGTATGACGGGGTGGGGGGGGCGTTTTCAGGACAAACCCGACCCCGCCGGGCACCGAACGCCTCCTCAAATTTTTATGCACGGGAATTTTTTGAAAAATAATCTGACGAAAAATAAGCATGGCAAGACCACCGAAAGCCCCCGCCTACCTGGATGATATCGCCGTGAAGCAGTGGCGGGAAAAATCGCGGCAGCTTGCGGAACGGGGAGACCTGACCCCCGCCGACTGGAGCAATCTGGAACTGTATTGCGTCAACTACTCCATTTACCGGAAAGCCGTTGCAGACCTTGCGGCGCGCGGGTTCAGCATTGTTAACAGTCAGGGCGGCGAGAGCAGAAACCCCGCATTAAGCGCAAAATCCGACGCTGAAAGAGTGATGATAAAAATGGCCTCCTTGCTCGGTTTTGACCCGATAAGCCGCCGTAAAAATCCACCGGAAACAGAAGAAGAGGACGAGCTTGACCGCCTGGAATAAGTACGCAGAAGACGTAAAAACGGGCAAAATTCCGGCCTGTAAACGGTTAAAACAGGCTGTTAAACGGTACTTTTCGGACCTTAAAAGCCCCCTTTACACGTTCGATCGTGAGGTTGTGGAGCGGTTTATTGCCTTTTCCAGGGTGTGCCCGCACGTAAAAGGACCGATGCGTGGCAGACCCATTGAGCTGGAGCCGTGGCAGCAGTTCGCCTTTGCGTGCATCCTCGGCTTTAAGGTTAAGGCCACCGGACGGCGCAAATACACGAGCGCCTTTATCGAAGTGCCGCGCAAAAATGCGAAATCCACGACCGCCGCGATTCTGGCTAACTGGTTTCTGATTATGGAGAACGGTCAGCAGGATATCTACACCGCAGCGGTGAGCCGTGACCAGGCGCGGATCGTCTTTGATGATGCGCGTCAGATGTGCCTTTTATCCCGACCGTTACGCAGGCGGGTGAATATTCAGGCGCATAAGGTGATACACCCGAAAACCAACAGCCTGTTAAAGCCACTGGCAGCAAAAGCGGCAACCATTGAGGGGACAAACCCGAGTCTTGCCATTGTGGATGAATATCACCTGCACCCAGACAACGGGGTTTATTCCGCACTTGATATGGGGATGGGCGCACGTCCCGAAGGGCTGTTATTTGCCATTACCACATCGGGCAGTAACGTCGTTTCAGCCTGTAAGCAGCACTATGATTATTGCTGCCAGATCCTGGACGGCGAAGAGGTCAACGATTCAATTTTTGTACTGATTTACGAACTGGACGACGAAAACGAGGTTGATGATCCGGCGATGTGGATAAAGGCTAACCCTAACATCGATGTTTCCGTCGATCGTGAAAAACTGGCCTCAACCATCCAGAAAGCGCGGGGTATTCCGTCGCAATGGGTGGAAATGCTCACCAAGCGATTCAATATCTGGTGTCAGGGGGCTACGCCGTGGATGGGTAACGGTGCATGGGCGGAGTGTGCCGGAACGTTCGCGGAGGCGGATTTATACGGGCAGGAGTGCTACGCGGGGCTGGACTTATCATCAACCAGCGATATTTCCAGCGTGTGCTATGCCTTCCCGGTCGGTAAAAAGATTATGCTGGTTTCCCGTCACTATCTGCCGGAATTTCAGCTACAGAATCCCGCCAATAAAAACCGCGCCATCTATCGCCAGTGGGTAAAGGCGGGCTGGATACGCACAACACCGGGTGACTGCATTGATTATGACCGTATCCGTGATGACATCATGGCGGATGCAGAGAATTTCAATATCAGGCTGGTGGGCTTCGATACATGGAACGCCACGCACCTGAGGACGCAGTTACAGGGCGCAGGATTTGAGGTGGAGCCGTTCCCGCAAACCTACCTCAGATTCAGTCCGGCGGCGAAATCGTTCGAAGTTTTTGTTAACCGGAAGGTGATTGTGCATCGTGGTGATCCGGTGCTGGCCTGGTCAATGAGTAATGTTGTGATGCAGAGTGACGCGAACGCCAATATCAAGCCGAACAAGAAAAAATCATCCAACAAGATAGACCCGAGCGTTGCGGCGCTGATGGCGTTTGGCACATTCCAGGCAGAGCACGAGGACTTTGCATTCGATATGAGCGACAGCCACAAAGAGCGGCTTGCGGCGTTTGATGGGGTATGACGAGAATGAGCGAAACCGAACTACTAAAAATAATCCGCCGTGTTACCGGAGCCAGCCAGACAGCAGACAAACAGGAGGCCACGCAGCCGGACAGCGTGATAGCCGAAAATTACGCGCGTGTGGTGGCTGAGGTGATGCGCCGTGACGGTATTGAGCTTAACGGCGTGGATATGCGCAACATACGAACCAGAGTCCTTGAGTTGCTGGCATACCGTCGCCGTTCTCAACAACGGAGGGAGAGCGCGAAAAATACTTATCAGTGGAAGAAGCCGGAACGGTTGCGGCGGTAA